CAAGGGTGCTGGCCAACTCAAAATTCATGTCACTGGCCTCTTCAGGTGAGACGTGAATCCTGTAGATCATCAAGATCCCAAGTTGTTCAGGGGCTTCGTCAATGATGTGGAAACTCGAAGTCTCCGACCAGGCAAGACGGCGCGCACGCATCATCTCGCCGGCCACATCGAGGACGGCAGCGTACTGGGATTCGGTCACGCCCAGAAGGCTCATGACATGATCCGCTTGGCGCGCGATTTCGACTTGTTGGGTCACCTTGACTAACACCTTGTGTTGCTGAATTGCATTATTGACGGCCTGGACAATCGACGTAAAGGCCCCGAACCAACTTGCTGCGATGGCGACCTCTGCAAACGGAACGGGAGCAGGATTCGCCAATACGGTGGGTGCCAACTCCAATGCTCGGCTTGCATACCCTTGATTGCCAAGTAAGCACATGCGCCAGGACAAAGCGCGCGACGCGTCGCCGAGTTGTTCCAAGTTGCGCAACCAATACTCGGCTCCCTCCAAGTCCCCGGCTGCGCTCAACAACATTGCGCACAATATGCTGGCGGACATCGCGTCGTCTTTCGAAAGTTCATTCGCAGACTTCCACAGCGATCTCCAACGGAGGTGCGACTTTATGTCTGTGCTGGTCTGGGCCACCAGATACGCAACTGTTTCGTCCCAAAGAACAGTCTTCTTTTCTAGAGCTAACGGCGCCCTCATCTTCTTGTCCCTGACCTCATCAGTCCCCCGGCCATCGGCGGTAGCCGACGATGCTAGCATAGTTGTGTTTTTGGGGCTGCAATTGGTTCCGATGGCCGGCCAGATTCGCAGGGATAGGGTGCGGCTGCTGCGGTGCTGCATCCTGGTGCTGAAATGAGCCCAAATCAGCCAGAAACCCAATATCCATGCGGGTTTTACCGTGGTGCGCAATAGCGCTGGTAACGTGGGCCAGAAGGTGGCTGAAATCCGGCCAGAACCCGCATGAACGCGAGCTCTCGTGGTGGGCCAGTCAGGCTAGCGGACGGGGTTCAAATCCCCCGATCCTCGATCGGCATCTCCGAGTTCATCACCATGTACCCCGAGGGCCGGTGCAACTGGAACCCTAGCTTGCCGTAGTGGCGCCTAAGCTTGCGCCTGGCGTAGTCCATGGAGCAGCTGAACTCCTGCAGGCCCAGGGCGGCCTTCTCCTCGGCCTTTGGCGTTCCCTCGAACTGCAAAGGAAAGGGGTAGAGAGCCACGATGCCCGTGCCGATCCGGTAGCGCAGGATGGCCCGGCGCAGCACCTCGAGGCCCAGGCCCTGGTTGCGAAACCTGGGCACGATCGTCAGCCGGTCCAGAAGCAGGACATTTGGGCGCCACAGTCCTTCCATGTCCAAGAGCTTGTCGACCGAGTCCTTGAGCTGGACGGTGTCGAACGAATCGATTTCGTAGAGCGCCTGGAAACACTTCATGGTTTCCTGGTGAGTGTCGAAAACGGCAAACGCATCTTCTCTTTCCGACACTGCACCCTCAACGTCGACTACGAAAAGGTGGATCTCCCCAGCATGGAGTTGCACACCGTTGTCGTCCTCGAAGGCGATCTTCCCGGTAACCTCCTGAATGAACCGTGAGGGCTCCATGTCGTTGAGGACAAGCCACTGGTCCTCAATGGTGATCGTCGGAATGAGGAAATCGTCATCGCGCTTCATCAGGCCACTGTAGCGACCAGCCCGCGCGCTGTCACCGGAAGCATTGTTGCTGAACCAGTGGCAACCAACACAACCGGGTCAGCCCTCAGGGCTTGACGACCACCTCTGCCAGCAACTCCTCAACTGCCTTCCACGCCCGTTCATTGGAAGGCGAGTTGCCCGCCACATTCAGCGTGCTCAGGAGCAGGGTGCGTAGATCCGGCGAGGCCGCCTTGAAGGCCTGGCGCAGGAACTCGGTGGTCTGAACTGCGCCCTGAGGAATCTGCTCCCCTTCAACCAACGGCCGCACCAGGCTCAGCGTCCGATGCTGGCCATCCGTCTTTTCGCCTGTGCCGTCAGCAAGCCATGAGGGCGACACCCCCAGGAACTCTGCAGCTCGGCTGTTGTTTGCCGCGGTGAAGCTGTTTGTCTCGCCAATCAGCACCTTGCGGCACGCCTGGTAGGAGACGCCCAGGGCATCGGCCAAGGCCTGCGTTTTCACGCCGGCGTCGTTCATGGCTTCACGAAGCCTGTCTTTGTAAGCAACCATGGTTGTCATTATGCCTGAAAGTTAAAAATAAAATGGACGCATGGTTGCGATTGTGGTTCAATCAGGCCATGCAAAAAATTGAAGCAATTGAACTCCTTGGTGGCACCATGGCGCGTGCGGCCCGTGCCATTGGCGTTTCCCACCAATCTGTCCGTAAGTGGCCGGATCCACTGCCGAACCGGATCAGGGATCGGGTTCATGCGGTGCTGTACCGCAAGTTGATTGCGGAACAGGCCGCGAGCCAGCCCGAGAAGAAGGCGTGACATGTCCTCGGCCTGTCTTCATCGTCCGAACCCCCGCCGATCCTGGCGTGAGCGGCCGCCGGCTGTCTCGACTCGAGTAGCCATTCCGCGAACTCGGATTGCGCCCTCTACCCAATCGATCACGACGCGGCTCGTCACAAGCACCTGCGTTGATCCCTGCGTGTCGGGATCGACATTGATGCTCAAGGCGGTTCTCGTGCTGCTGTGGACGAGCTCGCTGGTATTGGATGGGTTGTTCATGCTGGTTCAAAAATTGAAGTTTGGTTGCCCAGACTTTGCTTTTTTTTGGACTTTTGAACGACACATGACGCTTCAAAAAGAATGCGGGGTCATGTCATGACGGTTCAATTCGAGCTCATATCCCGGCCGCCGATGCATCAGGTCGATCCGGCGCTGATTGCCAGGCAGCCCAGCATGACCAAGGCCCTGCAGCTCTGCCAGACGCTGAGCGGCCTGGACGACAAGGCGTTTGTTGGCCCAGGCGGTGTGGTCAAAGACCAGGCCCAGTGGAGCCGAATCATGGGATCTGGCCAGCATTACTTTCCCCAGGATCAACTCAACCGCTTCATGGATCAGGCAGCCAATGAGGCGCCAATGCTTTGGTTGCTCCACTCACGCGGCTACGACCTCACTTCGCTGCGCAAGTTGGAAACCGAAACCGAGCGGGAGTTGCGCGTCGAGCGGGAGAAGTCGGCCAAGTTGCACGACCGCTTGGCCTACCTGGAGGCCATCGTGCAGGGCCGAGGCACCGGAGCGCCGCGCCCATGAAAGCCGTCATTCACCGGAATTTCGGGAAGGCCCTGCGCTGCGCCCGCTTTCTGCTCCACCTGCTGCGGATGCGTTCGTGGAGTTGCGCCAAGTGGGTTGACGCCTATGAGCAGGCCCCGGGCGTGGAAGGTGCCCCATGAATCCCTGGCAACTCTACGAGGCCGAGAAACAGGCCTGGATCGAAACAAACCCCGGCGCTAAGCCGGCCGAATACGAAGCTGCCATCCGGGCCATCCTGGCTCGGTTGGGGCTGTGAAGGACCGACATGATCAACGTAGATCAGGCCCAGGCAAACCTCAAGGAATGGGAGGCACCCCGTGGCTGGTGAATGGATCAAGATGCGCACCAACCTCTGGGATGATCCCAGAGTCGGGCGAATCTGCGACATGACTGGGCTGCTGGAGGCTCAGGTCATCGGGGGCCTGTACTGGCTCTGGGCCACTGCGGACGAACACACAGAGAACGGGTTGATGCCCGGCCTTTCCACTCGCCAGATCGACCGCAAAACAGGCTGCCAAGGCCTTGGGGCCGCTCTGGTTGCCATCGGCTGGCTCTTCGAAACTGACGAAGGGGTAACGCTCGAAAACTTCGAAGAGCACAACGGCGCCTCTGCGAAGAAACGCTGCCAAACAGCAAAACGCGTAGCCAACTTCAAATCAGGTAACGCAGAGGTAATGCAGCTAGCGTTACCGGGACACACTGACAGCGTTAGTGGTGCGTTACCTAGAGAAGATAAGAGAAGAGAAGAAGAGATAAAGAATACCCCCCTACCCCCCAAGGGGGGCGGGCGAGATGCCTACACCCCGGAGTTCGAGGCGGCATGGAAGGCCTACCCGGACAGACCGAATGCGTCGAAGGCTGATGCGTTTAAGGCCTGGAACGCCCGCATCCGAGCCGGAGCGTTGCCGGAGGTGATGACCGCCGGTGTCGAGCGGTACGCGGCTTTCTGTCGCGCATCAAAGACTGAGCCTCGGTTCGTGAAGCAGCCGTCCACGTTCTTCGGGCCCGGGGGCCACTTCCTGGCGGAGTGGAGTGCGCCGGAAGCCGAACCAGATGCCGCGTTGACGCCTGGCACCGACGAGTACCGCAGCGTCAATCGGCATGCCCCCTGGGTGCTGAAAGCCGGGTTCCGGAACATCTGGGAGGCTGAGAACGAGGGGTGCTACGAGAGGAACGCACACCTCTTCAGTGGCGGCAAAAAGACTCAGGCGGTGCCAGCATGAACGCGAGCGAACTGAGCCAACGCATGGCGGCTTCAGCTGCCGACATCGCTGCGTACCTGCTACCTGGCGGAAAAAAAGCCGGGCGCGAGTGGAAGGCCGGAGGTGTGTCGGGCGATGCCGGCCAATCTCTTTCGGTCTGCCTCTCCGGCGCAAAGGCTGGCGTGTGGAAGGATTTCCAGGCAGGTGAGGGTGGCGATCTGCTGGACCTCTGGGCGGCCTGCCGTGGCCAATCGATGGCCGAGGCCATGTCGGATGCGAAGAAGTACCTGGGCATTCGCGACGACATGCCAGTGCGTGAAGAGAAGGCCTACAAGCGGCCGGTGAAGCCAAAGTGCCAGACCCCCAAATCTGCAGTGAAAGAGTGGATTCAATCCCGAGGCATCTCGGAACAGACGCTTGCCGATTTCAAGCTCGGTGAGCAACTGCGCGATGGCAAAGCCTATGCCGTGTTCCCCTACATCCGTGACGGCGAGTTCATCAACGTCAAATACCGCAACGTGGCCGAGAAGAAGGATATGCGCCAGGAGGTCGGGGCCGAGCCTTGCCTGTTCGGCTGGCACCTGATCGATCCAAAGGCCAGGACCGTGACGATCACCGAGGGCGAACTTGACGCCATGAGCCTTCACCAGTGCGGCATTCCCGCCATGTCGGTGAACGCTGGTGCCGGCAACCACCAGTGGATAGCCAACGACTGGGAGCGCCTGGATCGCTTCAGCGAAATTCTCATCGCCTTTGACAATGACGAGGCCGGCAACAAGGGCGCTTCCGAGGTCATCAGCCGCCTGGGGGTGGAGCGATGCAAGCGCGTGAGATTCCCGGTGAAAGATGCCAACGAATGGCTGATGCAGGGCGCGGAGAGGATCGACTTCGAGAGCAGCATCAGAGATGCCAAGCCTGAGGATCCGGAGGAACTGCGTCAGGCCAGCGACTTCTTCAATCGGGTCAAGTCCATGTTCTATCCGGCCCATTCCGACATACGGGATCCGGTGTTGCGCCTGGACAAAGACCTGGACTGGTTCGAGTTTCGCGGTGGTGAATTGACGGTCTGGACCGGAATCAATGGTCACGGAAAAAGCCTGATGCTTTCCCAGGTCCAACTGGGCCTCATGGCGCAAAACGAGCGCGTGGTCGTCTTTTCCGGCGAACTGACCCCTGAACGGCAGTTGAAGCGTGTCACAAAGCAGGCCACGGGCCTTGATCGACCCACCGGCCCCTTTATCGACGCTGTGCGCGACTGGATCCACGACAAGATGTGGATCTTCAATGTGGTGGGTAGTGCTGGGCTGGACCGTCTCTTGAAGGTCTTCCTCTACGCCCACCGCCGGTATGGTTGCCGCCAGTTCGTGATCGACAGCTTGATGATGACGGACGTACCCGAAGACGGCCCAGGCGCCATGACTGCCCAGAAGGACGCCATCCGCAAGATGTGCGACTTCGTACGCCGCAACGGGTGCCATCTTCACCTGGTGGCTCACCCTCGCAAGGGGTCGGACGAATCCAAGGGCCCCGGCAAATTGGACGTTGCAGGCAGCTCCAAAATCACCGACGGTGCCGATAACGTGTTCACCGTCTGGTCGGCCCTCAAGGATGAGGCCAGCACAGAGAACGACCCCGAGATGCCCGACGGCCGTCTCGAGCTCAAGAAGCAGCGCAACGCGGTGATCCTGGCGCACAACTACATGACGCCGGAGATCTTCCACGGCGTCGGCGACTATGTCGGCGACAGCCTGGCGCTGGCCCGCGAGGCCGCCAAGACCGATGCGCAGGTGATCGTGCAGGCCGGCGTGCACTTCATGGCCGAGACCTCGA